CTACAGCGAATCAGTGAAGAGATTGAAATACGGGTGATGAAACTTACTTAAAGGAAACGTGGCATCATCTGGAGTGACTTACGCATGGGTAAGCGACTAATTCTCACAATAGTCTGTGTGGTTGTGTTAAGCATGACCGCACAGGCGAAAGATATAACCATCGGCAGTTCGTTCGACAAGAGAGTGGATACTGCCCTGACAGGGGGAACGGTTTCAACCAAGGCGCATCCGCTGTGGGAGTTGATGAAGTATCGAGATACGGTTCTGCTGACGAAAGCACCGATGGCATGGTGCGGTTTCAGCGGATATCTTGCGGTTCAACAGCACGTAAAAGTGGATGTGCGGAACAACCAAAGCAGTCTCATCATTGACGCGAACCTCAAGGCACTTCTGGCAGATGAAGCCGAATATAACAAGAAGTTTGCATCCGACTATGCCGTGACAGGAAAGACCGTCAAGGAAAAGATAAGGCAGATATATCGCTACTGCAAGGCTACCGTCTACACCGCACACACAAAGACCGCAAGGGACGTATTCAGCAAGCGTCAGGGTGATTGTAGTGGGATAGCAAGTGCGTTTTATGTGCTGTGTAAGGCGAACGGCATCCCGGTGAAGTTCGTTATCGGATGGACGAAAACCGGGTGTCATGCGTGGAACAGAGTGCAATGGTCAAAGCGTTGGTGGTGGATAGACGCTTGTAATGGGAACTGGATGAATGAAGAGCAGTTTTACGGTCGCAAGGTGATGGAGATATGGTAATGACTTGCCGGAGTAGACGGGTACGGTGAAACGTCTGGTGAAGACACTGTAAACGGGAGAAACGGCAAGTGATTTAAAGGGCGGTTTTAGACAGATCCGAATGGAATTGACGCCAGGACATTTGTACGTTAAAATGGACATGAAAACAAAATAAAAAAGGAGCCGCGCTCCTGACTTGCGATCAAAGAAAGCGCGACTCCTGCACTAGGCAAGGTCATAGTACCATGCCTGCTTTACTATGTAAAGGAGGTTTTTTTATGCCCACAGATTACCGTTTGTCTTTTGTCCAGGATGTTGAAACAGCGCTGGCCGGCATGTTTGCGCCGGCGCAAATCTCAGTGATTGCCAACACCGTGATCAAGGCCATGGACGGCTACGAGATCACAAAACGCTGCACCGATCTGGCCCCGCTGGATGGCACGAATGAGAAATTGATAAAAAGATACCGCGCCTGTCTGATGGTAGACGGCAAGGCTGAAAAGACGATCTATCAGTACACACGGACGATCCGGAAGCTGTCGGAATGCATACAGAAGCCATTCCCGGAGATGGGCGCCTACGATGTCAGGTTCTACCTTGCCATGGAGCAGGAACGTGGTGTATCAGCACGGACGAGGGAGAACACAAGGGCAAACCTTTCGGCGTTCTTCCAGTGGATGACGGATGACGATATCATCCAGAAAAATCCGATCGCGAAGCTGAAGACGATCAAGTTTCCGGAGGAAGTGAAGCTGCCGTTTTCTGAAGTGGAGATCGACGCGCTGCGGACTGCTTGCCGGAGCCTGAAGGACCGGGCCATTGTTGAGATGCTTTTATCGACAGGCGTCAGGGTATCGGAGCTGGCCAGCATGGAAGTACAGGATGTGAGCATGACGGATCTGTCTGTGCACGTCGTACACGGGAAAGGATCAAAAGAACGCATGACCTACACGACAGCGGTCAGCGCGAAACATTTGATGGAGTATCTGCAAGACCGCAGGGAAACGGGAACGAACCTGTTTTACAACAAGGATCACAAGCAGCTCGCGCCTGGAGGGATCCGGCACATCCTGAACCAGATCGCAAAGCGGGCGGGGGTTGAGAATGTGCATCCTCACAGGTTCAGGAGGACATTTGCGACCGGCCTGGCCAAAAGAGGCATGGAAGTACAGGAGATCCAGAAGCTGCTTGGCCATAGTGATATCAATACGACGATGCAGTATATCTGCGTGGACGATACCAGGGTCCGGGCATCATATCACAGATTTATAGCATAAGGTAACCAAGAGCCCTTCGGGGCTCTTTTGATTTGACTGCAGAGAGGGAATGACATGGAGATTTTGGCATATATCGGGAGCCATTGGGTAGAGTGGTTATTTACAGTATGTCTTGCGGTTTTGGCATGGGCGTATAAGACAATACTCAAACGCATGAAAACGGAGCATGAAAAGAATGAGGCTATAGCTGAGGGTGTGCAATCACTTCTTCGCGAAAGTATAGTGAGCAACTACAATCGATACCTCGATAAAGGCTTCTGCCCAATTTATGCAAAGGAAAGCGTGAAGAGGGTATACAAAGCATATGCAGATCTAGGCGGCAATGATGTGGCCACAGAGCTTTACAACAAGCTCCTGAAGATGCCAACCGAAAAGGAGGGAACCGAACATGATGAGCAATAAAACCTACGATACATTGAAAACAGTTGCGCTGATCCTTGTCCCCGTGCTGGCTTTCATAGCGGCCCTGGTCAACATCTGGGAAGTTCCGTATGCGGACAAGATTGTTGCATCTCTGACTGCACTCGATACGCTTATAGGTACGATCGTTGCTGCAGCGAGCAAAGCATACAAGAAGCAGGCAGGAGTTGAGGACGATGGATGAAATCCGTGAGATGTTCGCCTTCATCCTCAACACGATCCGCAAACCGGATTTCGTGATGCTTGGCGGTCTGTTCGTGATCTTCGTCATGGGCTTCACCTGTGGCGTGCTGGCGTACGAGATCCATTGCATCAAACATCAGATCATGATGCATAAGTATCATGATAAACGGAGAGGATTATGAAAACAGCAATATTCTGCATATTGGCGCTGATCATTTTGATTGGCGCCTTCTATTATTTTTGGGTGATAAGAAACGAGGGGGATGACGATGACTAAGGTCGAGAGATATGTGCAATTCATGGAAAACGTTGCGGCGGATCAGAGTCACGGTTATAGCCAGCAGAGCAGATGGGGCACACCGGATTATGACTGCTCCTCGTTGGTGATCGATGCCCTCGAGCGATCTGGCATCCCGGCAAGATCGAAGGGTGCGACCTATACCGGCAACATGCACGGCGTGCTCACGGCGCTCGGTTTCGTGAACGTCAAAAAGTCCGTCAACCTCTCAACCTGTTCCGGCATGAAGCGAGGCGACATCCTGCTGAACGTAGTGCATCACACAGCCGTCTATGTCGGCTCCGGCAAGATCGTGCACGCCAGAGGGCAGTCATACGGCTCACCGGCTCCGGGCGATCAGGGGAACGAGATAGCCGTCACAAACTACTACAATTATCCGTGGGATTACGTGTTGCGCTACAAGCCCAAGCAGGAGCCGTCATCGTCCGGCAAGTCCGTCAAGGTCAATGCTGGCGGACCGCTCCAGACTTATCCGCAGGCCACCGGCAGAGTGACCGCATCGTCATTGAACGTGCGCATCTGGGCCGGTATAGAATACCCTCGCATCCAATCCTTCCCGGAGCTTGCATACGGGAGCGCCGTGGAAGTGTGCGACTGCATCACGGATATGGATGACGAGCCTTGGTATTATGTACGGATCGCGGGGCAGTGGTACGGATTTGTGTGTGCGAAATATGTCGAGCTGAGCTGATTTCCGTGTTGCATCTCGTGTTGCATAGTGTTGCAAAATACCGTATTTAATTCGAAATACCGAAATAAATTCGAGAAAAGCAAAACCGGGAAAACCGCATAAAATCGGCACTTCCCGGAAATCTGCATAAATATTGAATTTTTTCAATTTTATCTTGAATGGGTTCGACTCCCACCGTCTCCACGCTTAAAGGCTCAGTATTTACTGGGTCTTTTCTTTTTCGTGTTGCATTTCATGTTGCATAACTGCATTTAACCGCCTCATCTGGCTCCGTAAATCCTCATCCTGAACATTCTGATAAACTTCCTTCAGCACACGACTTCCCTGTCTCCATCCGCCCATCTGTGCGGTATACGTGTCAGGCACTCCTGCGAGCGCTGCCTTCGTGGCGAATAGGTGGCGGAGTGAGTGTATTCCGAACGGCTCGACGCCTGCGGCCTTAATCGCCCGATTCAGCCGGTTTCTGAGCGCATCCGGGTTGCATCCATTCATGTATGAGCCCTTAACGGCCTGCATGGCGCTTAAAAGCGGCTCATCGATGACAACGTAACGGTAAGAGCCGTATGTTTTCGGACGTTCTTTTGTAATCCATTCTCCGTCCGTGTTTTTGATCATCGCCCTGCGGATCGTCAGGACATCTCCGTCAAGGTCGCACCGTTTGAGCGCACATATCTCCGACCGTCTGAGGCTGTAATACCTGGCTAACATCAGAGCGATCCATAGCGGTTTACCTTCCACATGGTCGAGGACGGCCTGCAGCTCATCGTCCGTCGGGAGATGATAGTCCGGCTTCTCTTTTGCCGGGAGCGTGACCTTGAACTTCGTGCCGGGTGATGCGAAATCAATGGCAGCCGTGAACAGGCCGTGCGTGTTTGATACGCTCTTCGGAGTATAACCGGCAGAGAGCCGTGAGATCCAGAGCTGCACATCCGCATCCGTCAGATCCTTGATCCGTGTGCCGGCTATGCTGTCGAAACGTGCGACGATTGACTGGTATCCACGGATCGTTGACGGGCTCAGGACGTTCTTTTTGCTTTCGATGTATCTGTCGATGGCCTGCCCGACTGTTGTGCCGGTGGGTCTGCTCTTCTTGTTGGCGGCCCAGATGGCTGCCTGCGCTTCGGCTTCTCGTTTTGTCGGTGCGGTGAAGCTCTCATATTTTCGGATCTTCTTTCCGTCCTTGAAATCATATCCGGCAAAGACCTGACAACGGTATGATCCGGACGGCAATTTCCTAGCATTTGCCATTAATATCACCTTCCTATATTTACAAAAAGGTGGTACAATAGCCTTGCTAAATGGTTGGGCTTGTACCACCTGCTTTTTACCCGCTCGGTATTTCGGGGACGCCGGGCGGATTTTTTAATCCTCGATTACGCCATCGTCGATAAGTACGCCATCTGCTGTATCGAGATAATGGATTGTTGAATTATCAAGTTCGATCCATGCTGTCACGATGTCGGGCTTATCTTTTTTCTTGGCGGATACACTTACAGACATATATCCGTCAATCTCCAGTACCGTCCATTCATTAACTTCCGGATAGGTAAGCGAAAGATTGTTGTTTGCCACTTCTTGTTTTACATGTTCAATAAAGTCAGAAATCGTTGGCTTCTTGTCGCTTCCTGCTACGATTTCTGTGATTTCTTCTGTGATTTCTTCTGTGATAGCTTCTGTGGCGACTTCTGTTTTCTTTTCCGTTTCGACTTTCTTAGCAGAACAGCCGGTCAGAATAAGACAGGTTATACCGATTAGCAGCAGTCTTTTCATTACAATTTTCATTACAATCCTCCTTTTATTACGCGATATCTATGTTTTCTTTTTCTGCGGGCTCAAGGCCAAGAAGCCGAATGATCATCTGCTTTGTTAGATCATCGGACTTTCGGTAGGCCACGATCAGCTGTTTCTCATCGGGCGTAAAATAATTTTCAGCGTCGCTCTGGTATTTTTCCATGATGTCAACTCGACGGCAGTTAAAATAATGGCAAAGCAGATCGATCTTATCCATGCGCGGAACGCGAGTGCCATTCATCCAACTAGAGATAGTCGCTTGCTTGAGCTTCAGGTCGCGAGCAATGTCGGCCTGAGTTTTCTGGTGCTCGTATGCAATTCTCTTCAGATTTTTCGAGATGATTTTTCCGTATTCTTCCGTAGTCATATCCGTTCCTCCTGTCCCCCTCGGACTTATTGTATATCAAACCGTTTTAAATTACTACAAAAAGTGTTGACATATTACATTAAGTAGTCTACTATAGGCCGTGGAGGATTTTGTTTAGATCAAGGAGGTGATAGGATGGCAAAGATTTCTTTGGAAGCCGCAAGGGTTAACGCAAAGCTGACGCAGGAAGAATTGGCGCAGAAAATGGGCGTTTCCCGGCAGTCTGTGCTTAACTGGGAGAATGGTAAGCGTGAGATGAAACCGGCTTACCTTTATATGTTCTGCGGTATCACGGGCTTTACCGAGGATGATATTTTATTGCCTGAAATAACTACTTAAAGTAGTGAAAGGAGTGAAATATGCCACGAGTGAAACCGCTGACCGTCATGGATCAGCGTGAAGTCGAGATCCGCCGGGAGATCGGGGCGATCATGGGGGAGCTGATGATTTCCCAGAAGGAACTGGCGGAGCGTGCAGGGATGACGCCGGCAACGCTGTCGGCAAGGTTGAGCAAGGGCGGCATAGGGGACTTGAGGATGTCTGAGTATTGGGCAATTCAGGATGCCGCCGGGAGGGGAAGATGAGCAAGGGGGAGAAAAATCTGAGGGAATTTCTGATTAGCACTGTTGCCGGTGCGTTTGTTGCGGCTGTCCTGTGTGCCGTGCTTCCGGAGATCGAGAGAGGGCTGGAGATGATCGCGTTTTTCCTGGCGTTCTGGTTCCTGGGAATGTACGGGACATGGACAGTGATAGATATAAGGGACAGGACAAAATAAGATGATTATAAGAGTATTTTCAGGCATCACATTGGTGGCATTATTCGTCACTTTGTTGCTCATGATTCTGGTCTTGGCATCAAACGCAGGCGATTGGGAGGAGATGCATGAGAAAGATAATTCTGATCATGGCTGTGATCGACATAATTCTGATTGCGATGATCACAGGGATGATCATGCAAGCGAATGCGGAATATGTGACGGCGCAGGAAGGCCTCAGGATCCGGGCAGAACCGGGGACCAGCGCTGAAGTGCTGGAGGTCCTTCCATTCCGCTCTGAAGTGTCTGGCGAAATAGAAGAAGGCTGGATGAGACTGGAGGGTCGGGAAGGATATGTATGCGCAAGATATGTGTCCGTTGAGGATCCGCTGGAAGACGCGCAGCTGCTCGGCACCTGGAGGGTCACGGCTTATGCGGAAACCGGGTACTGCTGCGCAAACGGGAATTATCCGGCCACCGGCCATACGATAGCCTGCAACAGCCTTCCCTTCGGGACGGAAGTGTACATCGAAGGCGTCGGCTTCCGCACGGTTGAGGATCGTGGGCCGGGATGGCTGGGGTCTGAGTGGTGCGACCTGTACCTTGGAGATTATTGGGAGTGTGTGTTATGGGGAAGTCAGAACAGAAGAGTCTGGAAAGTGGGATGATCGACGCGACGTCGATCGAATCGATTCCGGAAGACTATCCATATAACAAATGGCACATGAAACCGATTATGGTCAGGGAATTAGTCAATAATATCACGGGAACAAGGTACAGGTTTAACTATTTGATGGATCCGGATAGACGCATATGGTACGAGACGGAAGTGCTCGGAACTGGAGGCTGGAGATCACAGGAAGAATACATCTTTGGCCATAAGATACAAAAAAAGAGCCGGTGAAGAACCGGCCCAGGTAAAGGTATTTTGGGGAAACCTTAATCACAACACAAGTGTATCCCCAAATAACGGAAATGTCAAATAAAAACGGAGGTTTCAGGCCTCCGTTCATACTTGATAATTAGATTAAAGTTATGACGATATGGGATACATACGAAAATGGTGGGAGACACCAAACGGAAGGGTGGTAGAGGAGTACCACTCCAGGGGACAGCCGCCTCCGGGAGAGAGGGCGGGAAAGAAAGCAGCGACGCCGGAGGCGATGGCCAGGGCAAACAAGAGGCAGAAGGAACGGAATGCCAGGCTGCTGATCATGAACAACTTCGGGGAGAATGATTATTACATCACACTGACATACCGGAAGGAAGAACGGCCGGAGAGCATGGAAGAGTGCAAGAAACAGTTCCAGAAGTTCATCCGGAAGGTAAAGGAGGCATACCGGAAGGCAGGGGAAACGCTGAAGTGGGTCCGGAACATAGAGATCGGATCAAGGGGAGGGATACACATCCACCTTATCGTGAATAGGATCCTGAACACGGATGTCATCGTGAGAAGGTTCTGGAGTTACGGAGGAGTTCACCAGACGCTCCTGTATCTGGAAGGAGGCTTTCGGGAACTGGCGGCATACATGACGAAGGCCGGCAGGGATGAAAAAGGGATCAGGGAAAGCAGTTACTCTACATCAAGGAACCTCGACAGGCCGGAAGCAAGAACGAAGGTGATGTCTGGCAGGACGTTCCGGAACAGGAAGATCAGGATTCCCAGAGGGTACTACCTGGACAAAGGATCACTGTATGAAGGGATCAATGAATACACCGGATATCCGTACAGGTATTACACGCTGCTGATCCTGACGGACAGAAGGAGGGAATAAGTGAAGGTAGTACATATATACGCAGAGTCAAATACGGAGAACTTCCGTTGCATTGACCGGGGTGTCGGATATGTGCTGGAGCTGGTAACGAACAAGGCGACATACACGCGGGAAAACTTCTGGTTGAAGACCGGGACATACAACGAAGCGATACTGAGCGCGTTCAACGAAGCCCTTGAAAGGATGACGGAAAAGTGCGAGATCCATTTGCACACACAGAACAAGTTCTTGCTGAACATGATAGGCAGCCCGACCCAGGCTTTATGGGAAAAATCGGGATTCCGAAACTCAAAAGGGAAGGAAATCGCCAATGCAGACCTGTGGAAAGAATTCGCGAAGGTGGCTGATGGGCACAAAATCACGACCGAGGAAGGCATTCACAGCTATTATCGGTGGATGCAGGAGCAGATGGATCGGCTGTAAAGCGCATAAGTACAAGGTGCGCGGAAATTGGAGGGAGAAGGATGTTTATCAGACAGACACACTTAGCCAGGATGTTCAAGAAAGCATACAAAGGCGTAGGCCTGCGGATCATACGAGATAAGGACGGGATCGGCCTGACCGGGCGGAGCTGGTACATGTACGTCTTTTGGGACTGCCTGCCGAAAGAGATCCTGGGGCTCATCATATCGCTGGTGGGAATACTCCCGGAAGACGGAGAGCAGCAGCTGAGCAACACGGACGGGAACCAGATGGAACTGTACAAGACGGACAAAAGGCAGGATATCTACAAAGCGGCCATGGACGCACAGGCTTCTGGAAATATGATCTATAGCACAGGAATGATACTTGCGAACGGATTGGACGAAATGTTCCGGGTCTACAAAGGGAAAGAGAATAATCATTACCTTGTCCCGGAGGGATGCAGGCTTATGTGTAATACATCAGCTTGCAGGGAAGACGAAGAGATGTACGGATGCTTTGCTGACCCTGAAGGTTGGATCTATTGGATAGGCAGCGACATGGCGTTTGGTATCGCGCCGGGTGAAGATGAGGAACTGAAGCCGTGGCTGGAAAAGATAAAAAACGCGGGGATCCTGTAGCTGTTCTACGTTTTCCCAAAAAGACAGGGGGAAAGCGCAGAAAAAAACACAAAAACAGCATCTTGCACCTTAAGAACGGGACCTGCTATCTGTGCATGAAGCTGTCCGGTGATTATACATATCACTGGTACCTGGAAGAACACCATATATTCGGCGGGCCAAACCGCGTGCACTCCGAAGCGGAAGGCCTGAAGGTATATCTGTGCCCGGAATGCCACCGGGGAAGGAACGGTGTCCACATGGACCGGGAGAAAATGGATTTCCTGCACAGGGAGGGACAGAAGGCGTACGAGAAGACCCACACCCGGGATCAGTTCATGCAGCTGATCGGGCGCAATTATCTGGAGAAATGAAATGATGGGGAAACATCACGGAAAAGGTATGAAAGACTACATACCGAAAAAGCTATGGGAAGAGTGGGAAAAGACAAGGAAGAAGCTCCTGCAGTCGCAGGAAGATCTTTCAAGGATCAAGATTAGAAGGGAGGACTAGATTTGTACGAGGTATATGGGGAATTCGACTCATTTGAGGAAATAAACGAGAAGGCGGACGAGCTGTTAAATTCATACGGGGAACATGATGTGAAGGAAATGGCTGCGGAGAACGGCATACCGGAAGAGATCGCGGAGGCGTATTTGAACGGGGACGTTCCGTTCCTGTGCGACGCGGCGACGGCAGCGGTCGGAAAGATTGAGATGGAACGACAGGAAACCGTGCTGGAGGGCATCCTGGAAGACTGGATCTCATACATTGAGGCGTCCTGTCAGGAAGATGAAGAACTGGCCATAGCCGTCCGCAGGAAAGGCAAGAGCCTGAACGGATGCATCGCAGAGCTGCTGCTGGTATCGCTCCTGAACCAGAAGCAGGTTGACAAGGCCATCCTGGACATAGTCCGGGACCGGGTGAAGGAGGACGGGATCGACCTGAAGAAACAGGCTGGCCTGGATCCGGCGTGGCTCCAGTACACAAAACTTGGTTTCCCAGGCATGGGAGAGGCAAAGAAGACGATCAGACGCTATTATCTGGGGAGGTGACACGATGGAATTTGCATTCAAAATGTTCAACAAAGATCTGACATGCACCAAAGGCAACGGCACGTATCAGTACTCTGTCGGGGAATGGATCGAGGAAGAGGAAGCGAACTGTGTAAAGAACGGTTTCCATTGTGCGCAGAATCCGCTGGACTGCCTGACATATTATCCGGACTGGGAGAACAGCGTCTGCTACCTTGTTGAGATCGGCGGGGATATTGATGAAGATGACCGCGACACGAAGATCTCCTGCACGCGGATCCGATTGGTGAAGGAACTGACCATGGATCAGTTCATCGAGCAGGCGATCGTTTATGTGATCCAGCATCCGGAAGCGCCAAACAACTCGCTGATCGGCGTAGAAGAAGGAAGACAGGGCAGATATCCGTTTATCTTCGCGCGCGGGAAGCATCCGAAAGCAAAGGGATATCTGGGGAACACGATCGTGTTGCTGAAAGAAGAGGAGAAATCAAAGAAGATCAATGCTGCCGGCGCTTACGAGATCGACGGCCGTGTCTACAAGGCAGACACGTTTTATGACGTCTGGGGGAGGGAAGTGAGATGATAAAGAAAGAGCTGCTTGCCATCCCGCAGACCGATCCACCGGATATAGATTACTTTCCGCACAACGGGGTGGAGGTAATCGCCAAGGCGCAGACCGGGATGGCAGGATGCAAGGAAATCCTGAACATCGATCTGTACATGCTCAGGCACGAACTGGACGATGACATGAAGCTGGAGGAATGGCCGGAACTGAAAGCCCGGTATTTTGCGGATGTCTGGGAAAGCCGGTTCATGGCATGGATAGCGGGAGAAAATATCTGGAAGGTCGCCGGCATCGACAATATAGCAAAGCTGGCCAAAGGGGAACTGATAAGCCAGAACGGGAATTATTACTGGAGAGGTCTGCCGGAATGGGAATACGCCACGGATGAGGATCAAATGATCGTTAGAAGCTATCTGGATGAATATACCGTGGAGAAGTGGGAAAACAACATCCGATCAAACATGTATTATGCAAATCTAAACCGGAGACAGCGGAAAATAAACGACTTGATGGACAAATGCATTCCGGATCTGCCGGAAGGCTTCTTCACATGGATGCATGAGACCGTATTCGGCCGGGATTACCTGTACCAAACAAAGGAAGACGGGAAAACGCGCATGTTCTGTACATCATGCGGGGGAAGCTGGGACCAGGAGAAAGCGTACAGGACAGGATACGTCATCTGCCCCAAATGCGGCAAGAAGGTCATGGCTACTTTTCAGAAAGAGCACAGATCGAAGGAAGAGCAGCTGTTCCTGCTGCAGAAATGTAATGGGATGGACAGCTGGGTAGAGAGGACGTTCCGGGCGCGTGCATATTGGGAGAACGGAAGAAAGAGATATGTGAACTACGATGAACAGATCCGGATCATCATCCCGCGTGGCGGGAACTGGGGAAAATGCTACTACGAGGTATTTGTAAGAGAGGACGGACAGGGTGAATACTTCGACAGGAATACGGGACAGCGCCGGATAAAAGCGGGATACCTGTACCCGGGGAACCTGGATGAAACAAAGGACATGTGGCAGCAGGAGCTGCGGCATTCGGGAATAGAAAGGATCGCAGCGGAAGGCATCAGGGTTAATACAAACCGTCTGATCATAAAAGCCGAAGACTGGCCATTCATGGAGTACCTGATCAAGGGCAGATTTTACAAATTAGCATCAGAGATCATAAACGACGGGATGTATCTGGATTTCGGGATGCTCAATAACTACGGAGCACGTTCTCCGATGGAACTCATGCGGCTCGGACCGTCACAGGTAGACCGGCTGCGCCAGCAGGACGGAGGTTTCGTCATGCTGTCATGGCTGCAGTATGAATGGGACACGAACCTGAAAGTGTCTCCGGAGAACCTGGCATACCTTGAGAAAAAGGGAATCTCAGCGAATGGACAGAACATCACAACAGCGATGGAATATCTTACGCCGAATCAGCTCGTCAACTACATAAAGAAACAGATGGAAAAGGACGGAACAGATTTCTTCGAGGGAACGCTCTGCACATACTGCGATTACCTTGACATGGCCAAAAAGCAAAAGCTGAACCTGAAGAGCGAGATCTTTTCCAAACCAAAGAACCTGAAAGCTGCGCATGATGCCTGTGTGCTGGAGGGCAAGAAGCATGAGATAGAGTTAAAAGCGGCGGGGATCCTTGAGAAGTTCCCGAACCTTACAGATGTACTGGCACGGATCCGCGACAAGTACACCTACGACGGAAAAGAATATTGCATCATCGTTCCGGGAAACGTCGGGGACATCATCCGGGAAGGCAGGAGCCTGGGACACTGCATTGATACGACGGATCGATATTTCGACCGGATCAGCCAGGATATCTCATATCTTGTATTCCTGAGGAAAGCAAACGAAAAGGATACGCCTTGGTACACGCTGGAGATCGAACCGGGCGGGACAATCCGGCAGCAGCGTACCACCGGGAATAATCAGAACAAGAAAGATGTGGAAGCGTATATGCCGTTCATACGTGAATGGCAGAAGGAAGTCAGGAAGAGGATCACGCTGGAGGATCAGAGCTTGGCCAGACAGAGCAAAGAGATTCGAATCAAGGAATATCAGGAACTGCGTGAAAAACAGGAAAAGGTCTGGCACGGGAAATTGGCCGGGAAGCTGCTGGCCGATGTGCTGGAGGCGGACCTGATCGAGACGGCATAGAGAAAATTCAGAGATTGTGAGCTGCTGAAGATGTTCACGGTGCAGTCTATGCATGGCTGTTAAATGTCCAGTAAGAACGTGTATGTGTATCGGTTGAGACCCCAGACTGCTCCAGATGTTAAGCAAGCAGTACCGAGATCGCATAAACAAGAGGAAACAGCCGTGATTATGAAGGAGGAAAACAGAATGGGATATGTCCAGATGACGCTGACTGATTGGATGGAAATCAAGGAGAAGATCCGTAAAGATCTGCAGAACGTGAAACATGCTTTCGTGCGCGTCGGGTATAACCTGCGCCGGATCCGAGACGAGGAAGCGTACAAGGCCGAAGGCTACATGAGTCTGTCAGAGTTTGCAGAGAAAGAATACGGTCTGAACGCTTCAACCGTGTCGCGGCTGATCGCGATTAACGAGAAGTATTCTGTAGATGGATATTCGGAGCAGCTGCTGCCGCAGTACGAGAGTTTCCGCCAGGGATCACTGACAGAGATGCTGGCGCTTCCGGATGCTGATATGCAAATGATCACACCGCAGACATCAAGGGAAGACATCAGGGAACTGAAGCGTTTCAATGCTGCGCCTGAGGCAGAAGACACGGAACTGGAGGATGTGATCAAAGAATTCTGCAGACAGAACCAGACGTTGCTCAACGACCTGCGCATGAACACAGAAACAGGAGACACGGACGAGAAAAAAATAATAGAGCTGATCAATCCGTCCGGGAGCAGAACATTTAAGAAAGGGTTGTATTTTATATCGTTCACAGATTCCGATATCAAGGTTAAAAAGTTCGGAGGTACACCGCAGGCGATCAGCTACACAGATTTCATCGGAATGCTCGCGGGATACATGGAAGAAAATATACAGCCAGAGGAACAGAAGACAGAAGAACAGGCCGCAGTGTCTGAAGGGAAGGAGAAAGAGATTGAAAAAGCAGAAGATGGAGCAATTCCTGCTGCAGAGCATGGAGAACCAAACGAGGAGAGCGAAGCAGATCGAGGAGATGGCGGCGGAATTGGAGGAGATGAAGAGAGCATGGGACCAGGTGCTCCGGAGGCTGAAGGAGAACGAGCAGAGCCTGCAGGAATTGAGAAAGAAGCTGAAGACGAAAGCGAGGAGGCGCAGGAAGAAACAAGAACAGCAGAGGAAGAACCGGAGGGAGGACTTGCGCCGGCGCAAATAATGCCGTTACCGGAGGAAACAGAAGCAGAAAAGACCGTCCGGAAAATGATGACACTGCTGAAACTTATCGAGGAAGAAATAATAAACGGGCATTATCTCAGCGCGGAAATGCGGGTAGATCAGCTGAAGACACAGCTGGAGACGATGCGCAAGTAGATCTTTCAGGGGATGTTGATGATATGATGGATAATGGAAGGTGATGAGCGTGACGAGGGATGAAGCGTACAAGGGAGGGAAATGATGCTCGACAAGGCAAAGCTGATTGCGTATCTGAGCGACCTGTGCGTCCAAAATAGCCCGATTTGCATCGACATCGCAGGACGGTGGGTCGGAGGGAATGAAACGTTGTATTGGGCATATAAGGGGCTTCTGGAAGAGGTTGAGACGTGGCCCGATGCGATGACGGATGACGGAAAGTAGGTGAGTGGATGACGAGAGAACAGACGATTGAGAAGCTGAAAACATTATACACCAATGCAGTTGCGGCGATGCTGAGAGCGGATGCGTGCGATGATGATGAGTCAGCAAAGGTTATGACGGAATATGCGGAGACGCTTGACTCCGCTATCAATGCACTTGAGACGGCACTCCAGACGGACGGAGACTGCGATGACTGCAAACATGGATATTTCGGGGATGAAAAATGCGATAACTGCTGTGTGAGGTATCCAAACCATTATGAAAGGAGAACCGATGAGCGAGACAAAACGTGAAGGACATATTAGACGGATAACGAATGCTCTTATAGCAGATGAAGCAAAGGTGGGCATACACTTCACGCATGATGCAGTTGTCGAGTTGCTTGAGTTGCTCAAAGTACAGCCAGATAACTCCTGTGACGGATGCAGATATGAAAATGCAGACGATGGTGTTCTCGTTCCGTGTGGTTTTTGTAAGCGCAGTCATTCAGATAATTATGAAAGGAGAACCGATGAGCAAAATATATGACGTATTCGCAGATGAGTATATAGACGAAAAAGACGTTGACGTAAATGCGCCACCAGAAAGATACAAAGAGGTTGATGATGATTTGCTTATAAACAATGCGGCAAGATATATCGTGGAAGTAATGAGGAGAACCGATGAGCAGACTGATTGATGCGGATGCGCTAAAAGATGGATATATGAACATGGGGTATGATCCGAACGAACATCCAGAAGAAAGCTATATGGAAGGATGGTGCAAAGGCTTTAATGCCGCCGTTGATCACTGTATCGGTCATGTTATATACGCAACGACCATCGAAGAACGCAAGACGGGGAAGTGGATATTTCACGAACGCAGAGAACCGCAGTTTGACATATCAGGGGTGAAAACATGGGGCGTGGCTTACAAATGCTCAGAATGTGGATTTATTCATACTGTGATTGAGGATTTTGGGCATTACCAGTTCTGTCCGAATTGTGGTTCTGACAACAGGGAGGAAGGTGACCGCACATGATGAAATGGGAAGCCGAACAAAAGGGATACACCTGCAACGACTGTTACCTTGCAATGCAGAACTGTCATGATAAGAGCATCTGCTGTGAGGATGAGACAGGGTTGTGTGACTATTTTGAGGAGTGCACGAACGGGGAAGAAGGTGACCGAACATGATGCAATATGTTTTGTTCGGAATTTTATTCGGGATGCTCTGCGTGGTACTTTGGAAGTTTGAAGAAATTAAGAGTGACAATGCCATATACAGGAAGATGCTGTCTGACGATGCGAAGTTCATCGGGGGAATACTGACGAGTTGGAGCAATACGAACAAGAAACTTGAAGAGACATTGCAAATTACCGAGAAACTGCTGAGTCTGTTGAAAGGGGATGACCACACATGATGATCAAAACCGAAACCACCGTCACTTTCCACTACCCAGAAGAACGGGATGCGGAAATAGCGTTCACGCATGATAACGACATGAGCGAATGGACACAGAGTATCAAGGATGGCATGGTCGGCTACAAAAGGACATTTGAGACGGAGGTAGACTTCATGAGGAAGGAGGGCGAACAGGATGGATGAATTGAAACCGTGTCCGTTCTGCGGAAAAGACCATATTATTATCGATGCACACGAGCGTAGCGACAGAGATGTATGCAAGTGGGTGTGTTCAGTATTCTGCGCCAACTGTTTTGCAAGCACTTCCAATCACGGGTTTGACTGGACGGAAGAGGAAGCAAAAGAAAAGGCTGTAAAAGCATGGAATCGAAGGGCAGGTGAACAGGATGCTAATGCTAACACTTGATGATGCAGTGAAAGTTGCAAGACGGCTAGTCGTTGACGGAATGGATGATGAAGAAATAATTCGTCAGGAACTTGAACAGAAATGTTGGTTTCCGCCAAAAGCAGACAAGTCAGCAAAGCAACTGAACGACCTTATCTTTGATGTAAACCCTGCTGAGATATGCGCTCAAATAGAAGCAGATAACCTGAGACAATGGTGTGAAATAGTTCAAGTGAATATGAAAATGGCAATGGTACAGCTACCGTGTTGGGGAGGAGGTGAACAGGAATGATGCCAGACGAGCAAGCCTATTTGATGTGGCAATATTGCAAAGACCTCAATGACATCCAAAAAGCAATTGATGGTAAGGACGAGAACTGGGAAGGCTTGGAAAGCCCACACCAGATAATAAGCATCACATTCGATACGAACCATAATTGCTACGTGGTTATTTGGATAGCATACCGGGAAGCGGAAGAAGGTGACAGCGATGGACATACCTGACCACATCGGCACATACACTCACGAGCACATCATAGAACACACCACGGACGGTACGGACGAATGGGGAGCAACGAGGAAAGAGCGGGTGACCCGGTGCGCCGACTGCATCCACTATCTCCGTGACGCAACAGGCGTGGACGGGTTCTGCCACGGCAAACGCAAATACGATACCGGCTTCTGCGATGAAGCCATCAGGAGGACATAATGAAAGCACGAGAGCGGCTCAAAGAACTATACCGCCTTGACCTCAAGATCGAACGAGAGCGCAAGCAGATCGAAGACCTGAAGCAACGGATGTACACCGTCAGCGCTCCGGCGCTCGACGCCGACCGTGTGAAGACTTCCGGCTCCGGGGATGACAAGCTGCTCAAGCTCATCGCATCCGTGGAGCGCACGACACGCCGGATCGAGCGCGACATGGGCAAGCACATCAGGCTCTACAACCAGATCACCAGTGAGATCGAGCGAGTGCAGGATGAGCGAGCCAAGACGATTCTGACGAACCGCTACGTCTTATACATGCAGTGGGATGCGATCGCCAACGATCTCGGATACGAGATGAGCTATGTCTACCGGCTCCATCAGGATGCGGTTCGCATGTATGCTGCCATCAATGGATACGAATACTAACCACGGGCTGATCCAGGAAAGATGCAATAGATTATCCACAATAGGGTATAGTATAGTGTAAGAGGCAGCAGTGCAGGGACGGGTTTTCTTTTTCATTCTGCCTCCCTTTATTATGATGAGGGCGTCGTTTAAAAAACGGCGCCTGCTTTATTATACGGAGAAGGCTATGAAGTTTAGCATTATCATTCCTGCGCATAACAGCGCGGCATACATCCGGAAAGCTCTTGACTCTGTCAGGAGTCAGCAGTTCAAAGACTACGAGTTGATTGTAATATGCGACGCGTGCACCGACAACACGGAAGAAATCGCCAGAGAATACGGCGCGATCATCGAGGCTGTGAATTTCGGATGTGACGGTCCGGCACGCAGCCGTGGGCTTGACCTGGCATCCGGAGAATGGATCCTGTTCATGGATGATGATGACTGGTGGCTACATGAGTTCGTGTTGAATCTGCTGGCGGAACAGACCAGCCTGGCAGGCGCGGACGTATTGTGTTTCTCATTCATCTTCCGTGGCATTGGCTATGCAACGCCGACAGGGAATGCTGGTTCGCTGTGGCCGGCGGTATGGAACAAATGCTGGAGACGATCATGCATCGGAGACACACGGTTCCCGAACGTGCAGGCGGAGTCTGATTTCGAATTCCACAAAGCTATGATGGCAAAGCCGATCCGGATTGCACTGTGGGATATGCCGCTGTATTACTACAACTATATGAGACCGGGGTCACAGACTTATGGATTACGACAGCCTGCGATGGCAAAGAAAGAGAGCGAAGATCTTACGCCGGGATAAATATATGTGCCAGCTGTCAAAGCGCTATGGAAAGTTTACGGAGGCTCAGGTTGTCCATCACATCTTCCCGGTGACCGACTATCCGGAATACCAGTGGGAAGATTGGAATCTGATCAGCGTTTCTCAGGCGATGCACAACAAATTGCATGACAGGAACACGGACAAGCTGACGCGGCTGGGGCGGGAACTTATGGAACGAACAGGGAGGCGGGTCGGAATTTTATAAAACCGCACGAAACCGTACGACGGCAAAACCGGCCAAAAACCGACCATCCCCCCACCTCATTTTTGCGAAAAACCGACCTGGCCGAC